AGAAAGACACCAATCACATTTATCGAAAAAATGTAACATGGTCCAAAGTCATGGCCAATGCCGAGGCTTTTGCCAGTGCTGGTGGATCAGCTCACTGGGACATGCTGGTCTATCAACACAATCAACATCAAGTTGATCAATGTGAACAACTTGCCCGAGAAATGGGATTTAAATGGTTCCGTGCCAAAGTCAGCAAGCGCGGATTCTCAGACAGATTACAGGCTCCTGTCGGATGGCAAATTCCAAATGTAAAATTCAAAAAAATCAATTGTCATGCGCTCAATGAACAAAGCATTTACATCGATGCTCAAGGTCATACAAGTCCGTGTTGTTGGCTAGGTTCAAGACAGCAAGATTTTGTCACAGACTTTGGTGAAATTCAAAAATCCTGGACTGATATTACACCTAACGCGGTTTGTACCGCTACCTGTGGTACCAACAATGTTGAGACCAGTTTTACAAATCAATGGCAGAGACAAATTCAGTTATGCTAAAGTGGGATCATTGGCATATAGAGCCATCTAGCATTTGCGCATTGAGGTGCCCTCGATGTCCTCGTGCTGAAGTTCCTGATAGCCTGTTGAATCGACAATTGACATTGGCGTTTTTTAAAAATCAAATTGGAGAAAGTGTAGCTGCCAAGATTCGCAAGGTTACATTTTGCGGCAACGACGGCGATCCAATTTATTGCCGAGATTTAATTGACATTATTTCATGGTTCAAAAACGTTAACCCACGAATTGAGATTGTGGTGATAACCAATGGCAGTTATAAACCTGTTCATTGGTGGACAAAGTTGGCTCAAACTCTGGATCATCACGATGAGATACACTGGAGTCTAGATGGCTGGAATCAACCCAGCAATGAGCAGTATCGTGTGTGGAGTGACTGGATCAGCATCATGCGAGGCATAGAAGCATTTAAGAAAATCAATGACTCCACTTATCTTGTGTGGGCTGCTATAGCATTTAGATTCAATCAATACAGTCTAGATGATATGAAAACACAGGCCAAAAACTTGGAATTTGACAGTTTTCAACTTACTAAATCCACAAAATTTGGCAGTAAATATCCCAGTGTTTACAGCACTCAAGATTTATTTGAACCCACTGATTCCAATTTGATAGCTTCAGCACACAGGTTTGAGCGAGAAACCACTGTGCTTTCATCCAAAACAAGACCAGGCGCTGAACTCAAAATTCTATTTCAAAAACGTGTAACACAGTTAGGCAACTACTCGGGCATATGTTTGATAGGCAACAAAGGAGTATTTGTCAACAGTCAAGGCGAATTTTATCCTTGTTGTTGGACAGCCAACCGCTACCCACACAACGATGGGTGGCAGGGTAAATTCAATTTGAATCAAAATACTTTTGAACAAATTATCAATGATTCTTTTTGGACTACAGATTTTTTAAAATTTGACAATTTAGAATGCCAAACCAAATGTACCTCAGACAAAATCAATGATCCAATACACACTTCAGAATGGTAAAAAACTACTACAAGGCAGCAATCAGCTAACTACATATCAATGACATGGCACTACAACAATCAACCAGTGGAAACTCTCCCGGCAGATTGCGTGGGCTTTGTCTACATCATAACCAACATCACCAACGATCGCAAATACATAGGCAAAAAACTGGCCAAATTCTCTCGCACCACTCAACGCACAGTTAAACTCAAAAACGGCACCAAGAAAAAACGCAAAGTACGCACCAAAGTAGACAGTGATTGGCAAGATTACTACGGTAGCTCACCAGAACTGTTGAAAGACGTAGAACTTTTAGGCAAAGATCAGTTTCGCAGAGAAATTTTATACTATTGTAAAAGCAAATCCGAATGCAGTTACATTGAAGCCAGAGAACAATTTTCCCGACGTGTGCTTGAAAGCGCGGACTGGTACAACGGACACATCCAAGTACGTGTTCATGGTTCACACATCAAAGACAAATTATGAATCTTTATTTGAAAAAATTTTTCAACGATGTAAGTGACCCATCATGGCCAACTGTTGACACTTACATAGATTATTATAAACTGCCTTTAGAAATTCAAAAAGAATGTGAACTCAATCACAGAGTACTGGATCAAATTGATAGAATTGAAAATTATGAATATTTTTGCGGTCATAATCATGTATATCAGCACCAAAATTTAATTTTTGTTCCAGTACTCAAATGCGCATCGTCTTATTATAGAGAACATTTTGGCAATCAATTTAACTGGCAATCAACAAGTTTACATTCAGCAACCAGCAACTCAAAACTAGTCGGAGTACTCATGGAGCCAACCACTCGATGGTTAAAAGGTATCACTGAATGGTTGTGGACCAGCAATTTAACAGACGCAAAATTTATTGAAAATATTGTTTTTAGCAAAACTTCACCAATGATTGCGCCTGATGCTCATACACAGTCATATCACGAAATGTTCGGGCCGTGGTTATCAAAAATTCATTGGATACCCATGGATTGGGTAGGCAAAAATCAAACCAAACAACAGTTGTTGAATTTTTTTCAACAACATGGTTGTCAGACTCCATTGAATTTTGACCACAATCTAGTTCATCAATCATCATCAAAAAAATTAGAACTTTTTGAAAAAGTAAAATCAATTCATCACACGCAATTAGATACCAACAATCGATACCTAGTCAACTGGCATAAACATTTGGCAAAAGACTTGAAATTTTATCACAACTTGGTTCGCCAATTCCAGTTTCAATAACTGATCAGCAAAATTAAGCAGTAGAGACTCGCACAGGTCAATGTCATGTGTCCTAAACCTGGTCCTTAGGGGTCGCAGGGACGGAAGCCTCACCGCGCTAGTGAGCACTCAACCACTATCCTTGACAGGACGAAGATCGCGAACAGCTTGCGGTTTGGTTGTTTGAACAGGATTTTCAAAGCAAAAAGACGCAGAAGCGATTCTGCACGTTTGTGAATCAAGACAGCATTTGATTTATAAACCGCCGTTGTGATAAGACGGGGATGGAGGTACCGGACAACCGCCTCTGACAAATACCCCAATGCTGTGTGACTTGCCGAACTCGGATGAAGCATTCTTTGCCCTGAGCGGGCAAAGTGTGACCATAGAATCTGGATGAATATTAATCGCTTCGCTCAAGAAAACAATCATTGACGAGCACAGCGAAGTCAATAGATCTCGCAAGAGATCTTGAAGTTAGAAAAAAGGCAATCCTGTTTTCTTAGTGGTTTCAAGATTTTGATTGACCAGTTCAGAAATAATAGTGCGTTCTTGATGACTCAGAGCCATGCTCTGATCATAATTCAATCCGCCTCGCATGTACCAACATAGTTTGATCGCCTCCGTCTTGATCGTATTGACTTCTTTTTCCATGTTCTGCACCATTTTTTCAATCTGGGCAGTGTCACTGATCAGGAGGCGTCCGCGAAAAAACTGGTCATGTCCAGCGTAAATGGTTGTTCATATTCGTGACCACACTTGTGACATTTGATGTGTAAAGGTCGAATTTCGCTGTGTTTGCGTAGATCCAACACAAAGTCTCTAACAGTGGCAAATGTTTTGCGATCACAGTTGTTGACCCATTCTTCAATTTGTTCAGGGTCGTTGACCAAGCTAGTGGGAGTGCGAATGATGTTGATGCTGTGAGCCAGAGCTCGCATGGTGACATCAGTGAGATTTTTCAAGGCCTCACTCATGGTTCGACTTTTGATTTCCTGAGAAGCGTCTGCAGCAGCTTCAATGTTGGCCATCATTTTTTGCTGTTCAAACTGTGCCAAACTGTTGGCATTGATTTGTTTGTAGTTCAGTGGTCGGAAGTACAGCTCAAGATCTCCCAATTTCAATGTGCGATGATAGTCTCCTGCAACAATTGTTTCATTGACCATGCGTAGATCTGTGGTATAATCATCTTCGTTGCCGCAAGCTGGACAGCGTGAACCAATGGGCATGTCGTGCCCAAATGTGGCAATTCTAATCGCAATCATGATGGCATCAATGTCCACACCTGGCATGACCCAGGCATTTTTGATGTTGGGCACACAACTCTGTACCACAGACACCACAGCAGAACCGTTGAACAAGGCATCAGGTGTGCGATAGGTTATCTCATCACGAGCAGTCATGGGATACACTGGAAATTCTTGATTGTCTGTGATTTCCAAGCTGCCTGGCGGCCAAAATTCACCATTGCTGGGCAGTCGCGTGTAAATGGCCGGCTGGCGAAAATAATTCATTAGGGGGTTAGTTGAGCTCATATTTTGGTACCATAAATATCATATACTTATAGACCCAGAAAATGGCCACAGATTTTACTCAAGTCAGTCAAGAGCTAGCACAGGACATGGAACTGCTGCGCAACAGTGTACAGCGTGGTGCCGGCGGCTTGTCAGAAATTGGCAGAGCTGGCAGCCAAGCAGCATATTCTGTCAAGCAGTTTGGCAAAGATCTTGATCAAATGGGCACAACATTTGTCAAGTCGATCTACAGCAGCAACACTGCGCTGGCGGCCTTGGCTGAAAACACCGAAACTGCTTCTAGCATCATGGTAGGACTGGCCAAAGAATTTGGCGTCATAGGCAAGATAGCTGCGTATTTCATTGACAAAACAGGTAAAACTCTTGCTCAAGGCGTCAAAGATCTAGACACAGCTTTCAAAGCCTATGGAGAACTCAGCAAACAAGGAGCCACAGGTGCAGGTGGTCTCACTGAGTTCATGGAAACTGCCAGCAAGCTGGGTTACAGTATCAACTCTTTGGGTGCGTTCAATTCGTTGCTGGCACAGAATTCTGAATCTCTGGCCATCTTTGGCGCAGGGGTAAAAGACGGCTTGAAAAAAGTTGTCGAAATAAGAGAGGATTTCAACAAAACAGGCTTCACTGGCGAATTGATAGCCATGGGTGTGAACCTAGATGACATCAATGTTGGCATCACAAGATACGCAAGACTACTATCTATCACTGGTCGACAAGATATGATGCGATCAGATCAGTTGGCCAAAGGCGCAGCAGCTTACATCAAAGAGCTAGATTTCATGACCAAGCTCACAGGCAAAAGTGCTGAAACTTTACAGAATGAAGCTGAAGCCAGAATGCAAGATGAAAGACTGTTGAGTGCAGAACTTCGCAGTAAAGAAGAAGAAGAAGCGTTGCGTGCGTTGAAAACTAAAGAAAGCATAGCAGAAGCTGACCGACTTAAAAAAGCTCGAGAAGATGTAGACAAAATAGTGAAACCCATGCCACAAGAGATTGCGCGAGATTTCCAAGCTCTGTACTCGGGATTGATCACAGACTCAAAAATGGCATCGTTGATGCAAATCATGCCCAAGACTGTGGAGTATATTGCGTCTGGCGGTCGAGATTTTGTTGAAACCAATCGTTTGATCAATGAAGAATTGAAACAAACCATGGGCAAAGACGGTCTTCTTAATTCAGTGGGCGCTGTCAATAATGTCCTAAACACATTTGGTATCAGTCTTAAAGCTTTCAATGATCTAATGATCACCAGTGGTAGATTGGCCAAAGGTGAGACTGTAGAAGGGGCAAAAACCGCACAGACAATTCTTGATCCATTGACCAACTCAGTGGCACAGTTGGAAGAAACTTTCAGGCTGGCACAAATTGGCTTACAAACATTGCTGAGAAAAGGTATTACTCCGCTTACAGAGTACATAGCAGATAAAGTTGCGGTGCTAAAAGAGTATAATGTACCCATCCCGGCCCGACCATTTAAGAAAGAAATGATAGAAGCTGGTATAGTACCAGGGCCTGATATTTCAGAATTAAAAAGATTACCAGGCACCGCAGCTCCCACTGGACCTGGGGGTCAACCAGCAGGCACAGTGCCTTCAGGTGAAGTAGAGGCAGTATCGCCAGCCACTTACGAACCTGGCGGCCCTGGCGGTCCAGCACCAGTAAAAGCACCGCAGCCTCCTACTACACCACCTGCTGGTGCAACCAAAGGTTCTCAGGTTGATCCTTTGGCCAGATTCAATTTTGGTGGTCAACGAGCTGAACGCACCGGCGGCGGACCAGCCAGTGCCAAGCTGATTGAAATGGCTGGCAAAGTGGCCGATCTGTATCCTGACTTGATGATTACAGCGTTTGATGATCTGTTTCATAGACGTCGTTTTCCTGACAGTGCGCATACCAAAGGTCGTGCCATGGATTTTGCTTTGATTGGCGACAATAGACCGCGCAATATTGAAGAATCCACTGCTATCAAAAAAATGTTACAAGACATGGGCTTGATCAATGTGCGGGACGAATATTTTGCTGACAAAGACAAAAACACCACTGGACCACATTTTCATGCCGAAGTCAGTGCTAGATTTGGGCGCTTGACTTCAGGACCGTTGTCTGGTTACAGAGCTACCTTACACGGCAACGAAGTAGTAATTCCACTCAGCAACGGTACCACAATTCCCTTGGACATGACACCACTGATACGCAATTTAGACAGCAATGCGCAGGCACTGGCAGCGCAAATTACGCGACTGGATGACTTGATCATGCTGAGTCGAGACACACTCAATGTCAATCGTAAGATGTTGAGCTACCGGACCTAACGGTAAATAACACACTATGGCGTGGAAAAAATATTTTAAAGTAGCTGACTTGTCAGGTCAGCTCAGTCCAATCAATGGCGGGCGTGATCAAGGTCTGCCTGGATATGGACGCAACGACGGGCGCAGCAACAGCAAAGCTGAACAAGATTTTACCTTTAGAAACTATGCCAGCCGACTGCCTGAAGTGTACTCAGGCCATCCCAATCGCATAGAGCGCTACAATCAGTATGAAAACATGGATGCTGATTCAGAAGTCAATGCCTGCTTGGATATCATTTCTGAGTTTTCAACTCAGCTCAATGAACAGACTGGCACACCGTTTTCCGTCCACTACCTAGACAAGCCCACTGATCACGAAATTGAAATCATCAAAAAACAGCTGACTCAATGGACCAAACTCAATGAGTTGGATCAGCGAATATTCAAACTGTTTCGCAATACCATCAAATACGGCGATCAAGTGTTTGTGCGAGATCCAGAAAATTTCAAAATGTTCTGGGTGGACATGAGCAAAGTCAGTCGTGTGATTGTGAACGAATCCGAAGGCAAAAGACCCGAACAGTACATAATTCGCGATATCAATCCCAATTTTCAAAATCTCACAGTGGCAGCCAAGACCACAACAGATTTCATGGTAAACCCGCCCACTGGCGGTTACATGGCATCAACCAGCTATACCATGCCCAATCAGGCCTACGATAATCAAAATCGTTTTACTCGTGCTGTGAACGAAACCTGTATTGATCTT